CCGCCCACCAATCAATTGGGGCGGCGTGTGGTTCAAAGATGGGGAGGTGCCGTTTTGATGTTGGTGAAATTAACGAGGGCCGAGATGTCAGCCTGTGACCAGAACGCGGCGCTGCGGTGGCAGATCGCCCGCCTCAGTGGCGTGAAAGATCAGCAGAAGGCCCCTCAGGAAAACGTTGACCTGCTGGGCATCAAGGCCGAGGTGGCGGTGTCAAAGGTGCTGCAACTGCCCTACAGCCCCGCCGCACTGGGCATCGACAGTGGGGCCGACCTGTGGGCTGGGGACTGGAGCATTGACGTTAAGGCGTCATTTCACGAGAGCGGCAGGCTGCTGTTCAAATCGCTCGAATCCTTTCGGGCCGACATGGCGATCTTGGTGACCGCGACCGACGATCCGGCGGCGATGCTGATCGTGGGTGGCATTGGCCAGAAGCGGTTTTTGTCTGACGCCAAGGAGGTCAATCTGGGCCACGGCAACTGCTGGATCGTGGAGCCGCACAACCTCACGCCCATCGAAGAAGTTTGGCTTGCGCTCACGCTGCGGCGCGTGGGGTAGACCTTGCTTGGCGGCGCGATGGTGTTATGATGCTGGCACTCTCTGCTTAGGCTTCAACGCCCACCTTGCCCCTGCCGGAAACGGTGGGGGCTTTTTTATTTAAAATAGGTGTTGACGGGGTGTTGCGTACGATGTATTCAGGGTTCAGGAACAAAGAAACCAACCACGGAGATCATCATGCGCCTGACAATCCAAGAAGTTGCCCCCTTCACCCCGATCTTCAACGTCTTGTGCGATGGTACGGACATCGGCGTGATCACCTCGTTCCCAGGCGAAGGCCCGATGGGTACGATCCGTTACAACGGCTCCAAGCACACTGTCGCTGGTGCGACCATCGCTGCCGTGCTTTTGCTGCTGGAAGATGAGGTCGAGCGTGAAGATTACTTTGCGAACGAGGGCGAGATTTACGACGAAGACGGCAGCATTGCGTTCGGTCAGATGATGGAGCGCCAGTCGGAAGCGTGGGCAGCCCAAGACGAATGCCCTTGGTAAGACAGAAACGGGGGCTTCGGCCCCCACCAACCCCAACCACAAAGGAACACACCATGACCTGCACACTTCCCACTGGCTACGCGAACCTCATCGGCTACACCGATGTCCAGCCCTTCGAAATCCTGTCGGTCAGCAAGTCAGGCAAGCAGATCGTCATCCGCGAGATGGACGTGCAACGCGATCCGGCTTGGGTGCCGAACTTCGTCGCTGGTGGTTTCACCGCCAACTGCGCCAACCAAGAGGACCAACGTTGGTTCATCGTGGCAAACGAAAGCAACCCCGCGATCAAGGCCCATAAGCGCGCCGATGGTTACTTCTGGTCGGCCTACGGTCGGCACCGTGTCGCCCGCGAACCGCGCAAATTCTACGACTACAACTTTTAATAAAAATAGTTGTTGACCCTGTTTGCATCGTACGGTAAACAGGGTCATCGACCAACCCAACCACTGGAGCCTGACATGACACGCGGAACCTTCATCGAAAACGAATTTGCCTACGAAAATGCCATCGCGCGCAACATCCGCGCTAACGCAAACAAGACGCGCCACGCAAAGTGGATCGGTACCGCCGATGGCAAGCGCGCAGACGACTTCTTGTTCCGTTGCGGCGAGTTTGCAGACGTGAGCAGCACTGTCTACCTCAACGCCCTGCACCCCGTGGTCAAAGCCTCGCTGGGCGATTTTTACGAAGCCATGCGCGACAACGTCAACGAGTGGGGCGGCCTGACCGAAGCCCAGACCCGCGCCGTGATGGGCATGATCACCCGCGCAGAGGCCCGTGTGGCAGGCTTTGCAGCCAAGCGCGCTGAAGAGGCTGCTGGGTCCAATTGGATCGGCACCGTGGGTGAGCGCAGCAACTTCACCGTCACCATCCGCCACATCGTCACGATGGAAGGCCAGTTCGGCACGTCCTACCTGCACATAATGAATGACGCGCAGGGCAACGTGGTAATCTACAAAGGCACTAAAATTCTGGGCGGCAAGACCGAGACGCTGACCGTAAAAGCCACCGTCAAAGAACATGGTGAACGTGACGGCGTAAAGCAGACCAAGATCGCCCGTCCTGTCTAACAAACGGGGGCTTCGGCCCCCATCTATCTTTTCTGCATGTCCTGATCTATATTGTGTGCATCCTATCTATGAAAGGGCCACATCATGGCAGGCGGCAGGCCGAAAACACCGTTCGATCAAGACATCGCGGATCAAATCCTAGAGGCTATCGCTGGTGGCGTTGGCCTCATAAACTTTTTGGACGACAACAAAGAAACGATGCCGTCCTATCCAACCGTGCGGAGATGGCTGCGGGAAGAGCCGGAGTTTCTTTCAGACTATGCGCGCGCGCGCGAGGACCAAGGCGATTACGACAGCGACCTGATCCGTGAATGCGTTTTGAAGTTGATGGCGGGCGGAATAGACCCAAACAACGCACGGGCTGCAATGGACGGCCTGAAGTGGAACGCGGCGCGCAGGCAGCCCAAGAAGTACGGCGAGAAGGTAGAGATCGCCACCACTGGCACGATGCAGGTGAGCCACACGCTGGACATTTCCAACCTGTCCAGTGACGAGCTTGACGTGCTGGAAAAGGCGCTTGGTGGTGCCTGACAAGACCTATGTGATGACCGACATCCACGGTCGGCTGGCCCCGCTTAAGGCGTTGCTGGCGCAGATACCCGCTGGCGCGAAGATCGTGTTTCTGGGCGACTACATTGACCGTGGCAGCGAAAGCCGCGAGGTGGTGGCACTGGTGCGGTCGCTGCCAAACGCCGTGTGCCTGCGTGGCAACCACGAGGACATGATCTGCCTGCCCGACCCGCACATGTGGCTGGACAATGGTGGGGCATCGACCGTGCTGTCCTACAAGCACCCGCTGACGGGCGAACTGGACGCCGAGGCGTTGCAGCGCGATCTGGACTGGTTCCAGACGCTGCCGCGCTACCACGAGGATGCGGCGCGGGTGTATGTACACGCTGGCGTACATGCGGCGTATGACCTGATCGACCAGCCGGAGGCGTACACGCAACTGTTCCGCTACCCAGAAGGCTATGACGGCAGCTATCGGGGCAAGATGGTGGTGCATGGCCACACACCTGGCATCTTTCAGGGTCAGAGCCGCGTGTGCCTTGACGCTGGCCGCAAGGGCCTGTGCTGCGGGGTGTTTGACGATCACGGGCTGGTGGAACTGCTATGGGCGTGATCACCCTTGCACGGCCAATTGACAAGGTTGCCACGCTGCGGGCAATCGAAAAGCGCAAGTGCGAGATGTCGCTGGCATCGTTCGTCAAGGCCGCGTGGTCGGTAATCGAACCCGGCCAGCCCTACGTTCACGGCTGGCACATTGACTTCATCTGCGCGCACCTTGAGGCGATCACCGATGGCGATCTGAACGACGATGGCACGTTCTACAACCGCCTGCTGGTCAACGTCCCGCCAGGCACCATGAAGTCCCTGCTGATCGGCGTGTTCTGGCCCGCGTGGGAGTGGGGGCCGCGCAACATGCCCAACATGCGCTACGTCTGCGCGTCCCACAGCCTCGAACTAGCAATCCGCGACAGCCTGCGGATGCGGCGCTTGGTGACCGACGAATGGTATCAGGGTCACTGGGGCGACCGCGTTACGATCACGGGCGACCAGAACGCCAAGGCCAAGTTTGAAACCACGGCCACGGGATCGCGGCAGGCTTGCGCGTTCACTGGGATCACGGGCTACAGGGGCGACCGCGTGATCATCGACGACCCGCACTCTGTGGACGATGCCAACTCTGACGCCAAGCGCGAGAGCGTCACCACGCTGTTCAAAGAGGCCGTCACGTCCCGCCTCAACAACCCAGACCAGTCCGCAATTGTGGTGGTGATGCAGCGCCTGCACGAGCGGGACACGAGCGGCGTGATCCTCGAAAAAGACATGGGCTACGATCACATCATGCTGCCGATGCGGTTTGACCCCAACCGCGCCTGCGTGACCAGCTTGGGCTATGCCGACCCGCGCGAGATCGACGGCGAACTGCTGTTCGAGGACCGCTTCCCGCTGCACGTTGTCGAGCGCGACGAGGCCGCCATGGGGCCATACGCCACCGCAGGGCAATACCAGCAAAGCCCCGAACCGCGCGGGGGCGGCATCGTCAAGGACCAATGGTGGCAGCCGTGGTCGGCCTCGGAATACCCGCCAATCGAATACATCGTGGCGGCGCTCGACACCGCCTACACCACCAAGAGCGAGAACGACCCATCGGCCCTGACCGTGTGGGGCGTTTTTAGTGCGTCTGGGACACAGGAGGCAACCCGCATGGTAGACCGCTACGGTCGGCCCATTGAGATGGCCAGTGCAAGCCAGTCCGAGGCGCTGGGCGCGACCGCCAAGGTCATGCTGATGTACGCGTGGCAGGACCGCTTGGAGATCGGCGATCTGGTCGTCAAGGTGGAAGACATATGCGCCCGCATGAAGGTTGACACGCTGCTGATCGAAAACAAGGCGGCGGGCCATAGCGTGGCGCAAGAACTCCGGCGGGTGTTCAACAGCGCCAAGTTCGGGGTCCAGATGTACGACCCCAAGACGCTAGACAAGGTGGCGCGGCTGTATAGCATCCAGCACATCTTCAGCGAAGGCATGGTCTACGCCCCCAACAAAGACTGGGCCGAGATGGTTATCAGACAGACATCATCCTTCCCTCGTGGGGCGCACGACGATCTGGTCGACACCGTCTCCATGGGCTTGAAGCATCTAAGAGATGTTGGTATGTTAACA